ATGGATACGGGATCACGTCTGGCGAAGGTGGGAATACAGGGGTAACAGTAGATGGAGCCGATGCTTTCGGGCCGAAGCTTACCTTGCTATTAAATTCAGGTATTGCGCCAGCATCGGCATTATGCACAGCTGGGGCCGCTTCAAACAAAGTAAGTTTCGCCGATAAATCATCATTCAAATCAATGCCATACACGATGCAATCAATGGTCTCAAGGCCAGCTAGGCCAAAGAAGAACATGTCACCAACGGCAGGCATATCTCCGTTGACAGGCATACCGCTTGAAAAAGTAAGCATGTGTGTGTCGCCGGCAACCGTTGCAACAGGCCAGTAAATTGAAGCCCCAGTCGAAGTCCTAAAACGTACGGCATAGTCTTTCCCGGCTTCCATAAACACCGCATTATCGGTTTCTACACCGAGAATGTTACCGTACTCATCGGTGATTATTCTTGTAAGCCTGCCATCAGCCAGACCCCACCTTGGCGCTGGATGTGATACTTTCACTAACTCACCGCGCTTCACCGCTAGGTTTTCAGCATCCATGTTGACGGTAAACATCTCTGGACGTAGCCTTCGAGTCGCAAGCAAGTATCTGCCAAAGCCAAACACTTGTGCAGGATTCGTCATATACATGGCTTCAATCGACTCAAACTTTGTCGCTTCGGTATATGAGCTGTCGCTCGTTCTATCGACGCCCCATGCATCACGAAGGACGCCATCCTGTTCGGTGTCGTACTTATAGCCATCGTCAAGCACTATACGCTCATCGATAACATACTGTTCATTCGAATTTATGAATTTAATCCTATATCCATGGACGACTTCGCCAAAAGATTTTGTTCCTCTGAATCCCCACGAATTATGCGGGCCGATATGCTGTTTCGGCGTTGTCTGCAAAGCATCCCATACAACGCCATAGGTTCCATCAGGCATTGTGAGTGACGCTCGTGCAGGTGAAAGAATCTGCGCAATCAGCTCAGATAGCTTTGCGCCTTGTGTAACGATTCCATTGGTTTCTATGCGATACTGGCTACCGCTCAAGCCTTTCAGTGTATTACACCATTGAGCGAAAGCATACACCGAGTTCCAGTCAATCTGTGCGGCGGTTCGTGGCCGTGGATTGCCAGCGCCCATCAATGCATGAATAAACGCCAGCGCAGTATTTTGAGGGTTAGTAGCAATGATTGAAGCCCATTCATGGGTTCTATCTTTGGTCACAATATACGAATAATCAGCACTGACCATGCAGTTCAATTTCGTGATGCAATTTTGCACCGCTTCAGAGCTTTTTATTTTGATGCCAAGAATTGCAACCTTCTTGCGCGTATCGACAGGCATAATGTCTAAATTTGTAAAAGATTGAAGACTCGTCCAAAACACTGCATCCTGAATGTTGCTATCAGTCGCATCTTCTGTTTCGCGCGCAACGAACACTTCATATTGCCCAGCCGTCAGTGTTGCACTCGTTGCGACAAATCGTAATGTTTCTGCCTTATTGCGTGTAATCGTATTTGTCCCATTGTCAAACGTACCAAGCAACGTCCATGCATTCGGTGTTGCACCTGGCGCAGATTTTAATCGGTAATATGGTTTAACTATGACTGTTGCGTTAAGCTTATCATTATTAGAGTATTTGACAAGTTTTGGAAACGTTATCGTTACCGCAATTTTAGTGGTGTTTTTTGCCGTTGTCTGGATATTCGATGGTACAACGACCGCCTGTATTCCAGATTTTGCTTCGTTCACCAAGCCTGTTGCCTGATTGCAATAGATTGTTGTCGGAGAAACTCCAGTAACAAGAAATTGCTTATTATTCCCAGCGTTAGAGAATCCATAGAAGGTAATGTAATCGCCTACACGCACGTCGGCATAGTTTGTTGTGTCTTTCGTTCCTGTCGCTGTCCAGTCGCCAGATGAGCGAGTGAAGGTTTTTGCAGCTGCATTAACGGTTATAGTTATCCCATTCAATTCTTTATTAGACTCAAGAACGTGGTACCGTGCAAGCGCAGCAGAAAGGTTTTGCTCGATGACTTCTTTCTGATAGAGCGAAAGCCCTGTACCATTCACGCTGTCTTGCCTTATTTCAGCCTCACAGCCTGGCAAGACACCGTCGCAGACGATTGTACCATTGGTAACATTCCCATTGTTTGTTGCAATGAGCATATCGCCAAACTGGATATTGGAAACTTTGAGCGGCGCATAGCCCAGAATAAATGCCATGTGTAGATATTGATCTTGGCCATCAACACCTGATATTTCGGTATAAGGTGGTGACAGATACCCAGGCGTCATCAAGTGCTTGCCAAACACAAGCGGCACTTTACCGTTCGGATTCGATTGATTTTGTGCGCCATGAATTGATGGATGATTTATTGTACCCATCTCATCGGCATAAGGACCACCTATAACGCCAGCACCTGTTAATCCTGCAAGGACCGGAGAGGCTATACCAATAGCAAATCCAGCAGCAACCCATGCCACTCCGCCTGTAACAATACCAACCGCAATCAAAGCTAGCGAAGCAATAGCGCCACCAATCGCTTTTGTATTTGCCGCCTGTTCTCTGTCGGTATTACCATTCGCTGGAACAATCCTGATAATGATTTCGTCATCGTCATTGACGATCGTTTTGCTTCTATCATTGTTGCTGATAAGTTTCCCATTGATGTAGGTTCTTACCATCAACCCATGTGGGATATCGCTTCGTGCGTTCTTCACAATAGATTCAAGCGTTGCGCCTGATTCTATCGTTTCTTCGCGTCGTTCGCTTGTGAATGGATGCGGAAAGAAATATACTTTAGCTGGCACGATAATATCCCTCCACCTTCAGCCTAAGCTGTCGAATACCATCGAGCGGTTCAATCACCGCATCTGTTCCGCGGTTGGTATGCAATATCTCGCCATTGCCAATATAGAGTGCGGTATGGCACAATTTCCCACGAATACGCATCAGTACAATATCTCCTTCTTGCGGTTCATCCACTTTTTCAAGTGGCAACGCTTCCCGACCAATCGCTATCTGGTGTTCACTTTCACTCATTGATGAACGCTCGTAATCATCGAACGCTGGCAGTTCCTTGCCAAACTTTTCGTGTAGAACAAGCCTCACAAGCCCCCAGCAATCACAACCTTCTTTTGTCCTTCCAGCATCAACGAAAGGTATACCAACATAGTCGCCGTAGTTCTGGTGAACAATATTATCGTTCATGTGAACAACCCTGGCGCTACTTGTGCCGTCAATTCTATTGGCAAGACTTCATATTCAAGGGCATCATCGATAGCTAGTGAAGCCTGAATTATCTCATCATCATAATCAATGCTTTTGACGATATACGAAATACCTTTAACTGGTTCAAATACTCCGGCAGTACCGTCAAGCCGTTCACTGCCGTCCAATTCCCAGCTTCCATTCAGTGTCAATGTTCCTGATTCGTCATACCACACAGCTTGTACATTGACGGTAATAAAATCTCCGACAGAGCGCAGCGAAGCAATCAATTCGTCGGAATTATAGGTGGTAAGAGTCGCCGAAGCGACTTCGCTTGAAGTCTCTGCGTGCCAATCAAGCACAAACGGTACGGCGGCATAGGTATGCCCTTCATAAGTAAGCGGTACTGTATTATTTGTTATATATATCGTACTGACTGAAGGATGCGAAATAGTAATGAGCACTATAGCGGCGCCATTGGTTTCTCGCGCGAATAAAGCAGCTTTGACTTTTGCCGATAATGTAGTGCTCATGCCCACACCTCTAAATCAATCGTCACAATAAACTCATGGTCGTCAGGTCTATAGCTCGGCGGACTCGTTTCTGGAGAGAAGCGCGCCTCAACATAAACAGGTGCCGCGTCATCATTAAACAATCGCCAATCAGGCCAGTAGAACGTATCAGTTCCATAATGTAAGGTCGTCTGGTAAAATGCCTTGAACGTCGCAAGCTGTGCAGCCGTCATTGCATAAGAGTATCGATGCGGTTCAGGCGCTGTCGTTGCTTTAAGACGAATCTTTGCAGGGCCAGCGTCCATTTTTGTAACACGCCTATTGTCAGGTAACGATACGCTAGCGCCATCTTGAAGTGGTCGGACCGGTAAAGAAGTCGGCCAGTATTCCATTTAGCTTTTCCTCACGCCACCTGCGTTTGCCGAGGCAATTTCTTGCCGTACTATATCCCGTAAGGTAAGGATAATCTTTTTATTCCCAGCAGCATCAGTAATCGTTTGCGTCTTGCTTGCAATCGGTGTCGACGAATAATTGTTGATTTGAATATCGATATTGCCTGTTGCTTTGGCGGATACTCCTAGCTTCCCTGTCGAATCACGCGCTAACGGCATTATAGCTTCAGGCCCAGCTTCAGCGAATACTCCGCCTTTTGCGAATGTAAATAATTGTGGATTGCTATAAACACCATTGGCATATTGATGCAAAGATGGAGAAGTATAAACATCTCCAAGCGCATTGCTTTTTAATAGCCCTGCGCCAATACTCCCTACAAGCCCACCACCAATCAACGCAAGGCCTAGAGTATCATTTGCTGGATTTATATCAGTCAGCATTTGCAGCCCAGCCTGCACTGCCAGTTTTGGGAGCATGACAAGAATTTTCTCTAGTGTATCACTCATTGCATCGCCGAACGAAGTCCACGCATTCGCACCATCGGCGATCGCTTCGCCAAGCTCATAGAATTCATCAGTAAGAGAGCTTACTGTAGTGATGAGTATGGCGTCACCGAATTGTTTCGCAAGTTTAGTGCCAGTATCATACTGTTCAGCAAGTTCACGTAACGCTTGCTTGTAGCCTTCAGTAGATATTTCTCCATTAGCAAATCGTGTTTCTAGCTCATCCAACGCTGCCCTATACTTTTCAGCATCAGTATATGCGCTTTGAATAGTGTAACCCAGAATATCTCCAGTATTCGGATTGATAGCGATTGTTGGTTTTTCTCGCCAATTAGTTGATGGTGGGGCATTCTGGTAGGCGAGCATGTTTAATCTAAGTAATCCTTCAGGTGTCTGTGTTTCTGAATACGCTATTTTATAATCAAGTCTATCTAGCTCTGCCTGTGCTTGTTCTTGAGTTAATAATGGGATTCCACCACCTGGCATATACATCCAACGATCAGGAGGAACACGTTTTGCCGATTCAGAAAGTTCAGCCCTTAATTCAGAAGCAATCTGTGCATCGATTGCATCAAGGATAACATTTGCTTCTTCTTGTGAAAGTAGTGGTATACCACCGCCCGGTTTATACATCCAGCGATCAGGAGGAACACGTTTAGCAGCCTCAGAAAGCTCTGCTCTAAGGTCTGTAGCTATCTGTGTATCGATAACTTCTAGGACAGTATCAGCCTGTTCCTGTGTAAGTAACGGTATACCACCGCCAGGCCTATTCATCCAGCGATCAGGTGGAACACGCTTAGCAGCCTCTGCAAGGTAAGTTCTAAGGTCAGTGGCTATACTAGCATTTATTGGTTCCCAAAAAGCATCTGCCTGCTCTTGCGTGAGATATGGCTTACCACCGCCGGATTTATACATCCATCGGTCAGTAGGAGCCCGGGATGCCATAGCCTGCATTTCTATGAGGCTATCTAAATACATACTTGACGCAATAGTATCGAGGGCAGTTTGTGCTTCTTCTTGAGTGAGGTATGGTATACCACCACCAACCTTATTAAGCCAGCGATCCGTTGGAGCGCGCTTTGCAGACTCTGCAAGTTCTGCTCTAAGCCCGGTAGCTATCTGTGCATCTATTGAATCAGTAACTGCTTTTGCAGCTTCTGGAGAAAGGAAAGAAACACCGCCACCTGGTTTATATAAATACGGGTCAACGGATACTCTTGCCGCGGAATGTTCTAATTCAATCCTTGTAGACAAATCAATCGACGCTTGTATGGTTTCAAGTGCTATATCGGCTTCTTCTGGCGTGAGATATGGAATGCCTCCACCAACTTTATTAAGCCAGCGATCAGGCGGGGCTCGTTTTGACGCTTCTGCCAGCTCAAGCATTGTTGAGCTAAATATTTTGTTATCTATTCCAGCTATAATCGAATCTGCTTGCTCAGGTGTAAGTAGGGGAACACCGCCGCCAGGCTTTGATTCCCATTTGTCGCCTTTATAGCGCCCAGCCATTTTGGAAAGTTCGATAGCGGTATCAAAGGCAATTCGATTGCTTATATCATTAAGAAAAGCATCAGCTTGCTCTTGTGTTAAATACTGTAAACCACCGCCTGGTAACCTTGCCCATCTATCAGATGGCGCACGATTAGCAGACTCAGCAAGTTCAGCTCTAAGGCCAGTAGCTATCTGCGCATCTATAGTAGCGATAATAGAATCCGCTTGCTCTTGAGTGAGTAGTTTAGTACCACCACCAGGTCTGTAGAGCCATCTATCGGTTGGCACGCGTGATGCCGCAGCACTAAGTTCCTGAGATACTGAGAGCGTTACCGATGCAGTGATTCGTTCTAGCTCTGCCTGTGCTTCTTCAGGCGTTAATAATGGAATTCCTCCACCTGGCATATACATCCAGCGATCAGGAGGAACTCTTGATTCAGCCGACCCAAGATATTTTTCTGATTCTTGTGGAGAATATTCTTTAATTGCATTTTGTAATAAGGTTATGGTACCTTCGCCGAGCTTCCAAATGCCTGAAGTAAGCATTCCATAGAGTAAATCATTCGCATTATTAACAAACTGTTTTTTTACTTTTTCCTGTAATTCTGGTGGGAGATTCGGCAGGTCTTTTGTGTGCTGATTTATCCATTCTTGCACAACATAAGAGCCTGTGGGCTTCTCCCATCCAAGTTCATAGCGAGTCTTAGTAGCATCAATGCCTGTTGCTTCTGTAAGCCACTGTCGCCAATCAGGTTTATTTTGTGATTGATCTTCTACAGGAACCCATTTTCTTCCTTCCGCACGATAAAGTTTGCCGTTATAGGTAGCATATTGACCGTTGTAATCAGACCATTCATTCAGGGACGAAAGGGTTTTGTATCCACTCGGAGCATTAAGCCTTCCAGACTCGAGAGCGGTTTGTGTTTGCTCTTTTTGTAATCCCCTTAAAATCCCCAAGACTTGTTCTTGAAGAGTTATCCCTGTCCTTTGCCCGGTAATATTAGGCGCATATCCTGGCGGTATTACACCTTCGAGTTGAGTAGGATTGGCTCGCGCAAATGCAAGTGCTGCTTGAATGTTTCCACTTGACCCACCGGAAGCAATGACTGTTTTTATATTTCTTCTGCCCAATACTCGATCAGAATATTCATTGAAATCATCAAGCCATGATTTTAGAGAGTCTTGTAAAGACTTCCCCATTTCGGCAAGCATTGCCTTCCAATTATCTTTGGCGATGGATAATTTACCTTCATAGGTCGTTGCGGCCTTATCCATCATGCCTTCAAATTGCCCACCAGCTTCAGTAAGGGCTCTCAGGGCCTTTTCAATTTCAGGGAAGCCAACCTTGCCTTCGGTAACAAGAGCCTGCACCTGCTCGACAGATTTCCCCATGACTTGCGACAAAGCCTCGAACATTGGGACTCCAGCATTGACGAATTGGTAAAGGTCTCTAGTAAGGACTCTGCCCTGTGCAAGCGCCTGTCCATAAGCAAGCGCGAGTCGTTGCATGGTTTCATCGTTGCCGCGCGCAACGTCTCCCATGCGTTCAAGAGTAGGAATGATTTCTTCAGTGGCGAGTCCGAAGCCTTTGAGCATTTGGGCGGCACTTTCTACGCCTTGGAAGGAAAGAGGGGTACGTTGGGCAAGGGAATAGAGTTCGCCGAACATTTTCGAGCCTTCCCCAACATCTTTCAAAAAGACGCCCCAGGCCACACGCGAACGCTCGAAACTTCCAGCAAGCGCGACTGCCTCTTTGCCAAGGTCAACAAACTCTCGAATAGCCGCTCGAGTAACTTGGATGCCAAGATTCATCCCTGAGGAATAGCCTGCTATTTTGAGCGCAAGAGAACTAAATGATGCTTCTGTAGTGCGGCCTTGATTAGCCAGATTTTGGAGCCCAGCCGTGGTTTCTTGGATACCTTCATTATGTACCCGTACAATTAAGCTTGCATCATCCATGTATTAGTCCTTATTGTCCTCACGCCATTTCGTTATGCCCGCATCCATCGCTCGCAATGCCTCAATCTCCCACGACGACAGCCGATACCCTGTTACTTCCTGATAATCTAAAATGTCGCGCCACGTGATCTTTGCCACAGAAAAACCCTGCGCAAGTCCGCTCCGCAAATCCCAAAACATTTGCCATAAATATTCAAACCCTTCAGGAACCTGCACGGAATCAAGCCGTTCATCATGCCCACGTCCTTGCCGTTCCCGTGCTTCAAGCTGTTCCCGCAAAGAAGTTTCATCGTCCTTCGCGGGGACATTCAAGTCGCAATATGCCCTAACCGCTTCACATAGTGCAGTTAGGGCTTCGGAAAATAATTCTTCCTCGTTGTGATAAAATTACCAACGAACGTTGCCAAATACGGTAGCTTTAGATACTTCTCTTTTGCCGCTTCTTGAGAGAATTTCGCCTCGCTTCCGTCGTCCTCTTCAGCGCCTTTCCAGCCAACGGTACAGCGCGCAAAGAGTTCGCACAAATCTTCCTGTCGCAAGGTATTGATACCACGAGCTTTGTTGCGTGAGAGAATCTCTTCAAGCCCCGCCTGATATACCTTTGAATCGGCACCAAGTAGTGTCAGAATAAGGCCGGAAGGCTCTCCAGTAATAGGGTCTGGAACCTCGGCGTCAATGCCTTTTTCTGCAAGTGTCTGCGAATCGAACCGTGAAAACTTCATTATTGCTCCTCTATAGCCTTATGCTAATTTCCACCAGCGCCAGTTGATGAGGCCGCTTGTTGGGTCTTTCTCAACCTGGAACGGGATATTCTGAATGACGTCAGTTTCGCTCTTCTGGAACTGCGCATCGGTAATAAAAACCCTTGGGACGTCAAGTGCATACCCAGTCGTTCCGCCAGAATCCATAAACCTTAAACCCAACGCAAACCGTGTTTCAGCGGCATATTTTGTCCAGAAGGAAGAGGATTCAACATAAAGGCTAAGATTCCCAGTGAGATTGGAACGCCCGTATGAAATGCCTGTTGCTTCATCAAGGCCAATTGAGAACTGAGGGCTTCTCTGATTCGCCATGGCAAGATTAAGTTGCGTAATTGTCGCGACAGGAGCACCATCTACCACTACTACGCTATCAGTTGCACGAATCGGCAACGTCGTTGAAGGATCGGCGTAAGAACCTGCATACTTCGTACCCGAAGGCCCTAGAATCTTTTTGGCGATAAAATCAAAGTTACAGGTTACAATTCCATCGGTTGCCATCGAAAGCGTCATGCCATTAGCGACACAGCCTAGTGCTTCAAAGTAAATCGGAGTAGCAGTATCAAGCTGCGCATCTTCAAAAGCGAGAGATTTTTCGGTTGAGCCAGTTATCAGATATCCCATTCGCTGCACCGTGATTCCAGCCTGTGACGTTGCCGCGGTAAGCAGAGACGCACCAGTTTCAGGGTCTTTTGCTTCGCCAAAGGTAAGCATGTTGTCGGTGCGAGCGGTAACCTTGAAGAATCCATTGTTCGCAGTATATCCACTAGCGAATCCAGAAACCTTGACATAATCGCCAACGGAAATCAGCGAAGCACCTGTCCCGCCAATGCCTGTTGCCGCCATCGTGTTCGTGGTATCTGCAACGACCGTCACGGAAAGCGCGGAGATTGCAGTTCCAGCTGCAACCCATGAGTTCATACACGCCGAAGCAATGAAGTCCTCAAAGGTCCCATATGACAATTCTCCATTCGCCCGGAATGTGTTGGTTTTATTGCCAAGTCTGCCAGGCGCTACTGAGCGGTCGCCTACCGCCTGTTGGCTTTGCAGGTTACTGCGTCTCTGTTCTAGCCCGGACGCCAGTAAAAGTCTTGTTTTCGTGAATGCAGTTCCGGACGGAACGCCTAAAGAAGATTCGGTGACGTATGACGGCTGCCACCTTGAGCCACTTGCTCTTGCCATAAATACCTCCAAAGGTATGTTTTCAATTATTCACATCAGCTACCCAATAGACGCGAACCGCGACTACAGGATTGCCAGTCGTACCATCAAAAAGCCCTTTTACCATGCCACATGACGTCACTGTGACGGTCTGATTGTTGTAGACAAGGTTCGTGCCAGGCTTGAAACAGTCCATGATTCTTTGCGCTTCGGCTGTCATCGGTACGTCGCCAACGTCTCTCGGCTCACAGACATTTACCTGTAAGAACCCAGTGTGCCTTACTCTTGCGCCAGCGCCACATCCGTCCATGTTCGGCTGTGGGCCCGGAACCCATAGAATGCGATACCAGAGAGAGTTGTTAGGCGGTGGAATTTCAGTAGTTCCTTCCATGTGCCGCTTATTCTCAAACCACGTTTTGTCGGCAGGAATCGCGGCCCCTGGAGCGGAGCTCGTTGCCCGTGAGATGAGCGCATGGCGAACATCAATCAGACTCATACCTTCCCCTGCATCTTTGCAATCGTGATACCAACCATACCAGCTGGAGCCTGCGTGCTGTAGCCATTGATCGTTTTGCCTTTGCCTTTCTTCGGCGGATTAGGATAAAGCCCATGTTCCAGCACCTTTATGTACGGCAAGCTGTTGGATAGAAACGCGTCAGCCTCTTTAGGTTTCCAGAATGTTGCAACGACCTTCGCATTGTTTTTCGCCGACTCATAATCTGTTGATGCGGTTGTAGAAAGGTCAGGATCTCCTACAGAGGGAATCCAGTTCGCACGTGCCATTCCTGTGTCAACAGGTGTTGCCATGATAATGTTTGTAGCAAGTTCGCCAAATACCTTTCGACATACTGCGTCATTCTTTGCGAGAGCCTTGCCAACAAAGCTCTCAATCGATGCGGTAAATGTTCCGTCTCCAGCAACACCCATATTAACCCCTCGCCTGTATCATGTAGTAAATCACGACATCGCCAGGCATGAGCGGCTCAACCGTCACAATCGTCAATGCGGTATCATCCGAAGTGCCAACAAATAACGTTCCTCCAACATTCGGTTTCGGTATCTCAGCGCCACTATCAGCCAGCGCAGACACCATGAATTTCCTGTCGCCAATCTTGATGCGCTCACCGTCGTAGTCCTTGTCGGTGTAAGACAGCTCTACGCCATAGGTAGTGTAATCATTTTGCGTACTACTAGGATTGGCATGCACTACCGTATGCGGCTCTGCAACAAGCGTCCACGTATCACCTAATATCGGATCATAGGCATATACCCATCCAGACGATGAACCGGGATAGCGCAAAGTGAGAAGTTTACCGTTTCTTGAGATGCGGTCAGCCGCCAGTTTGCGCTTCGCTTGGTAATTCATCGTGATAGCCTCACACTGCCATTGCCTTTCAAGATGCCAGCAAGGCAATTCTTAAGCACTGGATACACCATTCCAACAGGCGCACCAGAAGCATATCCTGTTTCGAGACTGCCGACTTTCTCGCGCGTTATCATTCCTCCATGCTCGAGCGCTTCAGTCAGTGCACCAGGTTCAGCCAATTCAACGAGCGCCGCTTCAAAGCACGCGTGTTTAATGCTCGCCGGGATCCCAACCAGCGCATACCCGTCAGCGTCCCATGCTTCATACCGTGGCCATGATAACCCTTGTGTTTGTGTCATTCTATACCCTGGCCATCTGTATGAATATGCACCTTCTATGTATGCAGTGCCCCTGATAAGCGCTTTTTCAAGGGCTGTATCGTCGGCACTTGTTGGGATGGATATCCCGCCGAGCGGTGTATATGCCTTGAACGCATCGAGTGTCGAATACACGTTCGCGTCAGGGACTCCTGAACCGTCTTCGACAATTAACAGGCTCACTTCTTTTTCTCCAGCGCTTTTTCAAGCGCGCC